TTCTAATACTGCTTGTTTTGGAAACAATTTCTTGTTAAACATTTCATGAAGTTCTACTGTTAACTTTGAAGTATAATCCATAAATGTTTCTCTGTAGATTCCACTTTGCGTTCTTACATCTGAATACCATGTTGAATATGATGTAAATTTATCATTGAAACGATCTGCATCGGTTCTATTTTCCCAATATTCAATTTGATCTTTCAATGGCCACATATCAACCGAGATATTTGGATCTTTTCGTATTGCAGAAAGGAATGGATTTCCTTCTTGGCGTTTTTGGTTTCTGGATATAAACTTATCCATTAAATTGATTGAACGGTCTTTTGGAGACATTCCTGTGTGTGCTGATTTTTTTCCCATAACTTATTTTTTTATTTTTTCTTGTAATATAACTAGTTTTCTCCAAGCATCTTCTGCTCGGTAAATATATTTTTTAAATTCAATAACATTGAATGATTCCCGGGCCAAATCTGCTTTTTTTATATTTCTATGATATGTTGCATGAAGCAACCCAATTTTAATATTTGTTATCCAATTAATCATGTTTTTTATATTTTGTAAGTGTAACTGACAAACCTTGTTCTTTTAATTCATTTCGTACTAGTAAACATTCTTCATATGAATCTATAAAAATATCACAACGTAACGCCGTATGTACAACGTGTGCACATTGCGCTGCTTGTATATAACCATGTTGACATATATCCATTAGGCAATTTACAACATGATCAAATGTATTTCGATCATCATTATGTAATATTACTAGCCAGGTGCCCCTTTTATTTAATAATTGTTTTTTCAACATCTCTAATTATTGCACATTGTTCGTAATATTCATTTTGTTCAGCATACGCTAAACATTGATGAAGAAACTGTTTCTTTTTAAATTTATCCCACGTTTTAGGCCATTCCCACTTATTAGTCGACATATGATTTATAGCTGTGATTAACAACTTATCGATAAAGTTCTCTTCCATAACTTATAATATATAATTTATTTAAATAATCCAAGATCTAGATATGGTCTAAAACATATCGTCCCATGGATTATCTTTAATAGTTTGTTTAGGAGTTGTTGTATTAGATTTCTTATTGGAAGTTGGTTTAGTTAATTGAACATACAGTTTTTGACCAATTTTTATGTTATCCGAAGTTAATCCATTGATTTGTTTTAATTGTTGAACCGTAATTTTATATTTTGTTGCTAGTTCCGATAATGTGTCGCCTGATTTAACTATATGTGTAGCTGATTTATTTATGTTGGTAGCCTGTTTGATTGCAGCTTGTTTCTTTGTATCAGCTAGGTTATCAATTAGTGTACCAAATACATGTCGGCCTATAGTTTTAGTCTGAACATAGTCTGGGTGTTTTGTAAACCCTAATGAGTCTTTATTAGCTGTTTTAGGATTGTAGTAAAATGTTGCACCTAAGGTTATATCTTTAGATGATATGCTTCCAGCACGTAATTGTTTTGCTAATGGTAATGCATAAGACCACTGATCCGTACGAACTTGCGCACGTTTTAATACATCACCCCATTTTTCAGAACCAGCATTATAATCATTCCACATAGAAAATTGGTATGGTTGTAATACTTGTTTAACCGGGTTAGTTCCCCATCCATTATGATTTTCTTTAGCTCTATTATTAATAACATGTGCTACTGCTAACATTCCATTAGAACCTTCGCCGCCTGCTTCTAATACGAGCGTAGTTGCTAATATTAATTCACTATCGATACGACCAAACTGTTCTATTAATAAATCCTTTAAGCGAATCATTATTTGCCTTTTTGATCACGTATAATCAATTCGCCTAATACTTCCAATCGACCTACTTCACGTTGAAATTCAATTGCTGTCATATCCAATGAAATTTTTTTAAGTGTTTCAGCAAATTCTTTTTTTGCAGAATCAACATCAAATTTACCTGCAGTAGCTTTACGATAATATGCAGCTTTCACTTTAAAGTGATGCCATGTTAATAGTGCCAGTCCGCCTTTTTCTTCAGCAGTTGTAGCTATCTTAGCAGCACCTTTGCCTCGAGTCTCTGCAAATTCCTCAAACTTATCGTTAGTTTGTTTGGATTCGAATAATAAATCGTATAGTTTCATATTAATAAATATCAATTGTTCCAAATAACATTTTTAAATTTTTCCGGAGATAGTCCAAAGTAATTAGTTCGCCAAGCTGTTTGTTCGAAAAAATCTAAATAAAACCAGTCATCTTTTAATTGCCATAATCGTTTTGCAACATCATCCCAATCTTGTTTTAGAACAAAAGTTTCAATTTCTAATTTCTTTTCATGTATTAATTCATAATCAAATGAGTCCCATTCATAATGAAATACTTCAAATACTGAATTTTTAGATACATAATCTATAGAAATATCAATGCCCCATTTGGGTTTCATTTTGATAATTTTATATAACATAGGATTAGATGATGCATACTGCGTTAATTGTTCTAAGGCAGAATCATTATATGCTTTTCGTTCGAATAAGTCCGAATGATTGATGTGTGCGCCGTCAAACTTATCCCATACAATCCATGGCTGTCGTATTACAGTTTCATGTCGCCGCACGTTTTTTGGATAACCGTTGATATCTGCATATTGTTGTTCGATTGTAGTTAAATGATATCCATTTTGATCAAATAAATTGGTACAATGTGTATCATTTAAAATATCAACATTTTCTAATTTTATATTCCAATATGGATTTGGATTAAATGTTGTATTTTCTATATTCATATTTTATTTTTTAAATATTGGTCCGCCCGTTACCCATGCTGCACAACTTCTTGACCCAGCACATTTAAAGTGAAGAAAGTTACAATAACCTAAATCACCCATTTCGATCGTAGCTAATGCATCGATGTTTTTTTCATCGCCTTCAATTCCTTTAGTCATACAATCGTACATCTTATCCGATATATCAAATGCGGCACAATTGGCACAACGCATTGTTTTAGCAGTAGCTTCATCAGTTTTCCAACGCTTAGCTGCATCTTTCCAATATTTGCCTGGCTTATCTGGGTTTGCTGGTCCGTAATGATATTCATCAATTCCATGTTGACGATTCTTCAAATTAACATGAATATCTTGTGTTGCAATTGGGCAACCTGTTTTTGCTTCTACGAGTAAATGTTTTAGTTTTTCCATTACTTTTTATGTTTTGCAATTTCAATTGCTGCTAATTGAGACAATGCTGCCCTTTTAGTTTTAGCTTGTTGAGATAATCGTCTACCTGTTTTAGTAGTAGCAAAATATCCAGCTTTAGTCTTTTCAATGCGTTCTGGCATCATTTGTTTGAGATGATTTTTAAACCCTGCAGGAACAAACTGTGGTTGCTGCATATTATAATCATCATTGTCTTGTCCAACTTCATTCATTAAGAATCCGGCAACTTCTTCTACATCGTCTTTTGATGTTGCAATATGGTCTGCTGCCCAATCATGTCCATTACTTAATATTTCCTGTACATGTTCTGGATCCATTTGTAACATTGCATCTACATGTTTTTTAATAATTTTTAAATTACCAAAGAACATGTAGTTGCCGTCTTTAGAATTACATGTGCAAGTGCTAGGGCAATTACAATGACTCATGATCTTATTTGTTTTTATTGATAATAGACCAAATAGCACCAGTTAATGTTAAAACACCACCAATACACTCTGTTACAAGAGTTTCGTCAACAAGTCCTCTTGCTATAACTATACCACCGATAAACGTTAAAGTATGTCTTACAATACCTAAAAGTTGTTCTTTTGTCAATTTCATTTTTATTCCTTTTTTTATATAAATATATTACTTGTTCGATTCTTTGTTTTTGTACATTGGCCAATTTTTTGTTTTTTCATTGATCCATTGTTGTCGATCATCACAACCACAATCTTCATTTAATAATTGTGCAATTTTTTTTGCAATTTGATCTAATCTTGTTGCTGATGTTATTTTTTTAATATCGTCGCCTAATCCTTTACTTTGCATATATACTTCCGTTGTTAGCTGTATTTGTTAATTGCATAATCATTGTTTGATATTGTGCAGTGTGTGGAATTTCAAAAACATCTTGTCCTGGAAATTTATAATCATGTTCTGGTTGCATCATTAACATGTGACCGGTGTCATCAATTCCTAATACAGGATGTGGAACATTGCGCATTGTAATTCCACCATTTGGTGTTTGTATCATTGTGCATTTACCTGGGTGATTCCATTGACCCATAGGATCAACTACTGCACTAGTTTTTTTAATTATATTGTCCCATCCGGACTTTTCTAGTTTCTTCTGGCCTGTTACATGAAGCTTCAATGCTTCCGCAATTTCTTTGTGATCATCAGGTTGCATTGAAGATGGCAACATGTATTTATCAGCTTTAAGTACTTTTGCTAACATTGCTACTAAAGCTCCGCCCGGGGCAATTGCCATTGTAGTTAAGCCTAGTAGTTTAATAATATCCTTCATTTGATTGCGAACCCATTTCCATTGTTCTGGCGTTAGTTTGTCGCCATTAAGATGTTGAAGAAGCATTGCCATAGCCTGTTTTGTCTCAGATGTTTCTGTTTTTATGGCGCCAACAAACTTTTTTACTTGATCTTTTGCATTGTTAGCCATAGCCGGCACATTGAGTTCATTTACTGCATGTTCTAATGATAGACGCCCTCTTTTTATTTTTTGTTCTAATTGTTTTAAACGTTCTAAATAACCGTGATTACGTAGATGTTTATATGCCATATTCTCAATTGAATATTCGCCTTCTGTATCTAAACCTGTTTGTCGTAAATGACGCAATCTTTGTTTTATGCTAGCAATTTTTTTGTCGGCTTGCGGGTCTGTATCTTTTAAAGAATCAATTTCAAATTCATATGGTTCTGTTTTATTTTGAATAGCTGCATCATCAATTGAAATTTGTTCTGCATTTGGTTGATTCAACCATTTGTTGTGCATAAGCGAAAATATTCCTACTGATGAATGAAGTTCTTGATTTGAATCTTGTGCATACAATTCAATATTCATTCCTTGATATTGTAATGGATAATTTACGTTCCATACACTTTTTTTAGCGTGCATGTAATTACTTACAATATGCATATTGTCGCCAACATTCATATAATTAATTACAACATGTAAATCAATGTCGCTCCACCTTGTCCAATTATAATTAGCATTGCTACCAATTAAAATAACATCTAATATATCAACATCAACTTCTAAAAAATCATAGAATGCTTTTGCTATTTTTATAAGACCAACTCGAACCTTAGGACGTAATTCATGTCCTATCCAAAGAGATGGATTCAATTCATGTTGTGATTCATATTCTGTTATCATTCTATATCCAATGCCTTTTTTAACGCATATATTTGAGCTTCTTCAAATCCTTTATCTACTAGCGTTTGCAATTTTTCTGTAGTTGTTCCCGGTGCTTGTTTAAATTCAGTTTCAATTGAATTCTCCAAGGACGTATCAACTACTGTTCCGCCTGGTATACTTGTTTCTGCATTTGATGTTGAATCTTCGCCGCTTAATGCTGATATAGCTGCGCCACCTATTGCAGTTCCCATAACAGCTTCTTTTGACTCCATCAAAAATTTATTGAACACCATAAAGATAGCTGGCATTATTACAGCTTGTGGATCATCTTGCGTGTCTAGACCTAACTTCTCTGCTAAATCTTCAATTTCATTTTTTACAATATCTAAATTTTTAGGATTAGATAATCGATATGAATCCAATTTAAATACCTTTGCAAACATTTCTGGATAACCTGCTTTCAAAACCGTGCCAGGTCTAAATATGTTAGATGCTTGTGAAAATGCGTTCTCAACAAATTTTGCATAATATGGATTATTTGCATCAGCTGACTGTTTTCCAATCGTATTACTAATTTGTTTCCATTTCAGTGGATTAGTTTTTTGTAATGTATTAAACCAGTTATACATTTCTTTGGTTGGTCTAGCATAAATCCATGGAGGAATTCCTAAGGAAGCTAGCTCGCGAGCTGTAAGTTTTTTGTTTGATTTAAACATTGCTGTAGTTAATGTTGAATTAGAGGTAATCTTTTTCATGAATCTAAAATCCATTGCATCTTTAAGATACGTCATTTCGCGTTTGCCAATACCTAATTTTTTAATCAAATTAACGGCAATTCCATATCCACCAAAAGTTACTGCATTTGCGCCAAGTTTAAATGCAAGTTTGCCGGCGCCGGCAGTTTTGCTAGCAATTTTAGATGCTTTAATTGCAGCTCCTATTTTTGAAAGCATTGATTGCTTAATTGGTACGCTTGTTGTATTACGAATTAATGCTGATATTTCATCTATTTGTTTCATTACAGCATCCATAGATGTCCCAGGAGCATAGTTTTTTAATGCGCGTTTACCTTTAAGAAGCAGCTGCGCAACAGCATCGCCTTTGCTAGCAATCGCTCGTAATTGTATTTTATTTAATTTTCCTGATTGAATAGCTAATTTATAAAAATCAACTAATTCAGTTGTATTTCCTTTTGCAGCTTTTTTCCAAATTCTAGCAACCGTAAACGTGCCACCGGCAGCATCAATTGTTCCTTTTAGTCCAAGTTTAATGCCTGACCCGATTACTGGAATAATTGCTACCAATGAAAGTGCGCCATCTAAATACTTGCCACGAGCAAAATACATGGTTGCATTGATTGCATCTAAGATATCTCCATATCCAGGAATAAATCCTAACCAATCTAATGCTGTTTGCAGTTTATCAATATCTGATGTTATTTTTTTGCTAGCTGTTTTATATTTTATTACCGGATCGTCTGATGACTTAGGTTTATATTCAGAATGTTTAATTCGCTCTATATTTAGTATATGATTATCAAAATTAACAACAAACTCGCCTTTTGTATTTTTAATTAATTTCCAATTGGCTGTTTTACCGGTATCTTCAATATAACCAGTACCATCACTCATTATTTTAATGTCGCCTAATTTGAAATCAGAATATGCAATAGTATCAATGTTGTCATATACATATGAATTAATGCCATGGGAAGCAAATAACTGTTTAACCGTAGGCCATGTTGACACGGCTTCGTCTAATCGAAATTTTCTGTTATTTAATTCTTCTAGAACAAGTTTGCTAATATATTGTTTGTTCATATTAATTTCTTTTAATATAAATATCAGGATTTCCAAAAGAGTTGCACTAATATAAGTGCAAATGCTAATGCAAGTGAGATTGTAGTCTTAATATTAATACCTTCTGATTTAAATAAGTAAGTCATAGCCGTAAAAATAATGATGCCTGCCGTAAATGACATGAATCTACCGGGCCAAAATTCTCCATCGAATCCTTGTACAACCAGACTAGTTGCCTCCATGAATAACCAGGTAATGGGGACTCCTAAGAGCATTAATGGAAATTTATATTGTCTTGCCCATGGCCATATAATAGGTCCATTTGTTTGTACCCAAACTATTGCTTGTCCAAACATGAACATGAGATATGACATTACAATGTATCGATAATTCATATTATAATATAATGAATTATGTTGTTGTTTCAAAGATTAAAACCGTTTATCGAATACCTTTATGATTGTCGATGCGATCTAGTATTTGATTTAACACATCGGCTTTAATAAAACCGCACATTGATGCATTTTTTAATGCACTAATTAATTGGAAAATAATAAATGGTATTAGTATTGTTTCACTCAACCATCCGGTACCTTTAAATCCTTGTTCAACCAATAAGATTACCGTTAAAAACATGCACCAAACAGCTGCTGTTCTAATAACACTTAATGCTTTAAATGTTTTGAATCCTTCACGTTTAGCTCCAGCAATTACACCAAAAAATCCATCTAAAAAAACTACGGCAATTAATGCCAAATATTGTTCTGAATATGTCATTGTTAAATTAAAAAAGTATGTGCAATAAAATGACATGGTTGTTGATATTGATAATATAATTGCTAGTGCTGATGTTTTCATATGATATCCGTTGACTCAATTAATGTATATGTAAAATGATTGCCGTGTATTTTAGCAGCTTTTTTACAAATAGATATAAACTCATTAAAATCTTTTACTCGTTTAAACACTTGACATCCTTCTGACCAATTTTCTACCCAAGTAGAATCAACACCCGCTTTATGTATATTAATGCCAAACATTCCAGTATCTTGTTTAACTTCATCAAATATTAAATCTTTATTACCATCTCTCCAAACAGTAACTTCTTGTAATCTTTGACAAACTGCTTCATACTTTCCTTGATGTAAAGATAATGCATATGCTCCTTTGTATTGTCCAGGCACTAATCGTGCAACACCATCTTTATTATGAAATTGTTGAACTCCTTTTTTTCCTGGATCGCAAGTTGCTTTCCAACAATAAAATTGTTCTACTGATTGAGCATCTTTAAAAGATACTGTTAAACAGTCATCAAATACATTGGTTACTTTTTTGTATATGCCAGGCGCATTATTTCTTACACCTACTATATTTACATCGTAAGTTTTGTTTGCAGCATCTTCAAACCATTTATATTCCTTAGCTTGTACTGCTGATTTAATTTGTTCTCTTGTATAACACATAATTTATTAGTTCTTTGTTTTATTTTTTGTATATTTGTCTAAACTTGTTAATCCTAAACAACCAAACGCCAACATACCAACTGTCTGTACTAGTACGTCGGAAGTATGTATATCGCCATGTGAAAATGAATTAGCTAACAATGTAACATTTAAAAAAATGATACATATTAGTCCTGCTACTCGTTTTGATGATGCGTTGCCTGACTCGTCATTTAATAGATTGTTCATACCATCCTTTAAGATAAATATGGGACAACTTCAAATAACAAGAATTATAATTTCACTGTAGATTATACAGATTAAATTCCGCGATTACATACAATTAATTCAGATTCCATAGCAATTAAACTAGTAATTGTTATTTGACAATTTCCTAATTTAAATGTTCCTGGTTGCCCAGAGTCTTGCAGTATTTCTGATAGTTGTTGTATGTATTGAAAATCTGTTTGCGTAAAGGTGTTTCCATCAATTGCCACAACTATATCATTTTCTCCTGCAGGATCGTTATATCCAATACAAAATACACGTTTAGTTAAATCAAATTTGGTATTTGCCTGTTCCGTTTCAATATATGAATCAGTTAATACCTGCATAGCATCATCTATATAGATTCGATCACACCATGGCTCT